TACAGAGGCACATCGCCGAAGTTTTGGGGGTGGCGGGTTTGAACTGGTTTGAACTGGTTTGAACTGATTTGTACCAAATGTCCGAATTTGAAAAAGCAAGGTAATCGAAACTAACGGGGGCGTTAGATTCCTGAGCGAATGGAAACAAGTGAGCGCAGCAAAGCCGAATGAAGTAAAACGCAAAAATGGAAATCCAGGCAAACAAAAACTGCCTGATCTCAAGAATGTAATTGCACTGCCACAAATCAAAAGCGATGCGCCGTTGCACCTTAGCGCCGCTGGCAAAAAGTTGTGGACAGATGTGCGCGAGATAGCACCGTGGATTGCAACCAGCGATAGTAAGTTGCTCATTGAACTTTGTGAAAAGATGGATAAGAAGTACGAGCTACAGGCGAAGATGGCTAAGTCAGAGTTTGTCTTATTCACTGATAAGGGTTACGCCTATGCGAATCCTTTGTTTGGAATGTTGAACACTGTTGAAGGTGATGTTATTAAACTGCTATCGCTTCTTGGCTTAACGCCAATTGATCGCAGTAAGTTGGGGGTTGCTGAAGTAACGGCTAAGGGCAAGTTGGCCCAGTTGTTAGAGCAGCAAAAAAAGAATGGCTGATGTTGCAGGTTGGCCACCGCGCTGGTTAACTGAAGTGCCACTTGCAGATCAGATGCGTGGCGATGGCGAGTTGTATGCAAACTTTGCCGAAGCCGTTTGCAGGGTAACAAAAGATTCTGTTGCATCACCTGCAGGCAGGTTGCTTGAACTGCGCCCGTGGCAACGCGAGTTACTCAAACACATTCTTGCCCGCCGTGAGGATGGCAGATTTACACACCGCACCGCCCTGGTTGGTATGTCAAGAAAAAATGGCAAGAGCGCACTGGCAGCTTCAATGGGCTTGGCTGGTTTGACACTTGGCGGCAACGGTTCAGAGATTTATTCCTGCGCTGCAGATCGTGACCAAGCACGCATTGTGTTTGGCACTGCCAAGCGGATGATTGAAATGGACTCAGAATTATCCTCAATGTTTACGCTATACCGCGATGCCATTGAGTTCAAAGACAAGGGCAGCGTTTACCGCGTACTTTCTGCAGAGGCTTATTCCAAAGAAGGCCTCAACCCTTCACCGCTTGTAATCTTTGATGAGGTTCACGCCCAACCTAGTTGGGAATTGTGGAATGTGCTTAGCCTTGCAGGTGGTGCGCGTGCCGATTCACTTCTCTTGGGCATCACAACTGCAGGTGTTAAGACACAAAGCAACGGCCAAGATTCTCTTTGTTATTCTCTTTACCAATACGGCCAACAGATTGTTAAGGGTGAAAAGAAGGATTCAACATTTTTCTTTTCGTGGTGGGAGCCAACACAACCTGAAGCCGATCACCGTGACGAATCAAATTGGCTTGAGGCAAATCCTGGTTATGATGATTTGCTAGACAAGCAAGAGATGCAAAGCGCGGTTTTACGCACACCTGAAGCTGAGTTTCGTACCAAACGCCTGAACTGTTTTGTCAGTACCTCAGTGGCGTGGTTGCCAACAGGTGCTTGGGAAGCACTTGCAGACAAAGATAGATTTCCTGAACCTGGCGAAGATGTAATTCTTGCCTTTGATGGTGCCTTTTCTAATGACTCAACCGCACTTGTGATGTGGTTATTGGGTGGCGAAAAGCCTCACCTAATGGTTGTTGGATTGTGGGAACGCCCCGATGATGCTGAACAGGGCTGGCACATTCCAGTTGCTGAAGTAGAACAAACAATTGTCAGCACATTTAGGGATGAAAGATTTAATGTTAAAGAAATCGTATTCGACCCAGCCCGCTGGCAACGAACTTTTATGGTTCTTGATGAAGAAGGCTTGCCTGTTGTTAGTTACCCCAACAGTGCTGCAAATATGGTACCCGCAACACAAAAGTTCTACGAAGCCGTTGTGAATGAATCATTCACCCACGATGGAGATGAACGCCTTGCACGCCATGTTGCAAACTGCGTAACAAAACAATCTAGCCGTGGTGTTATGGTTGCCAAAGCAAGTAGCAGGCGTAAGGTGGATGCCGCCGTTGCTTCAATCTTTGGTTATGATCGAGCTACACAACCAGCCGAACCACCAGCGCCAGTTGCAAGATTCTTTTCAATTCAGGTATAGGGAGCATGATGAAGAAGATTGATCTATCAGTTGCAGTTGAAGTTGTGGGCGTAACGCTTGCAACAACTGGCCTTGCAATGATTTCAGTGCCATTAGCTTTAATTGTCGCAGGTGTTTTTCTAGTATGGATTACAGAGAAGGCTAACTAATGAGTTTATCAAAGCGTTTGGCGGGGTCAGGTTCTAAGCGATCTGCCAACAATCAATATGTCGAGCCGCTGATTCCAGGGCGGCCACAATTCCAATCTCTTGCTGGCGTAACTGTAGATTCAGAAACTGCAATTCGTATGTCCACGGTTTATTCCTGCGTGCGCCTTTTGTCAGACACAGTTTCATCTTTGCCAGTCGGTGCCTATGTGCGCCGTGGCCGTGAGCGCCTTTCTTACACAACTGTTTATGGCGATCAACCAGCGTGGGTAGCACGACCAAACCCTGAAACAACACGCCTTGAGTTTTATGAGCAGATTGTTACTTCATTCAAACTTGAAGGCAACGCTTACATCTTGACAATGCGCGATGATATGGGCGATGTTCAGGAACTGTATGTGCTTGACCCAGTTGGAGTGCGCATTGAGCGCCCAAGAGTAGGCGAGCCTTTGATTTATTATGTGAAGGTGAGAGACACACAAGGCGTGTATGAAGAACGCCTGACCGATAAAGAACTTTTACACATCCCTGATTTCCGCTTACCAGGTCAGCGCTACGGCCTTTCACCAATCGCCGCCTGCCGCACCACACTTGGCGCGGCAATGGCAGCCGATGTTTACGCCGCCTCATACTTTGGCAACGCTGCCAACCCTGGCGGTGTGATTGAAGTACCAGGTGAGTTAACTGAAGAACAGGCATCAGACATTGGCCGCGATTGGAACCTCACCCACACTGGCCCTTACCGCGCTGGCAAGATCGGTATTCTTTCAGGCGGTGCAGCCTTCAAGCCGCTAACAATCAACGCACAAGATGCGCAGTTGTTAGATACTCGCCGCTTTAGTGTGGAAGAAATTGCTAGAATTTACCGCATCCCATTGGCGCTTCTTGGCCATCCAGTAGCGGGTGCAATGTCATTTGCATCAGTTGAAGCACAAAACCTTTCATTCGTTCAGTATTCATTGCGCCCAATCTTGGAGCGAATTGAACAATCACTATCAACATTGCTACCTGAACCTGATGGATTCATTCGCTTTAACCTTGATGCACTGCTACGCGGTACAACAAATGAGCGTTACGATGCTTACACAAAGGGATTGCGTGAAGGATTCCTTTCACTCAACGATGTTCACGCTTACGAAGATATGGCACCAATTGAGGCTGGCGATCAGTACCGTGTGCCACTACAAAACATTGATGCTGAAGATGCTAAGGATGTTGGCCTCAAGCTACGCACCGAAATTGCTGCAGCATTGATTCAAGTTGGCTTTGACCCAGCAGCAGTAACACAGGCAGTTGGCTTGCCTGATATGAAGCACACAGGTTTGCCTTCAAGTCAGTTGCAACAGATTTCAACGATTGACCCAGCCGACCCAGCATCAGTTTATGAGGTTGGGTAATGCCGTTTTCTGCACCTGAATATATGCAAGCAAATGCAGCAAGAGGTTTGAAATATCTTGATGAAGGTTTTGGGGGAGATGGATTAACTGAAGGCACAAAGCGTGAAGCACGCGAGATGGCTGCAGGAAATATATCTGACAACAAAGTTCGTAAAATGGCACCGTGGTTTGCTCGTCATAAGGTTGACGGACAAGCCCCAAAAAATAGCAATCCATCAGATGCCCAATATCCAGGCGCAGGTTTAGTTGCCTGGTTGTTATGGGGCGGTGATTCCAACTTCAGTGATAGAGCGCAAAACTGGGCGCAGAGCAAGATTGATGCACTAGATGCTGAAGCCGACTCAAGGAGCAAAATGAAAAAGATTGAACGCCGTACATTTACAGTGCGCGATGTTGAAGCAAGACAAGCCGAAGATGGCACAATGACACTTCGCGGATACGCTGCAGTGTTTAATGAGGCCAGCGTTCCCCTACCATTTATTGAAACAATCGCCCCTGGCGCGTTTCGTAAGACCTTGAGTGAGACACCTGATGTGCGCTTGCTTATTAACCATGAAGGTTTGCCACTAGCTCGCACAAAGAATGGCACCCTGACACTTACTGAAGATGATCGTGGCTTGTATATGGATGCAGTCATTGCAGATACCAATGAGGGGCGCGACCTTTACAAGTTAGTTGAGCGCGGAGATGTTGACCAAATGAGTTTTGCTTTCCGTGTCATTCGTCAAAAATACAATGAAGATCGCTCTCAGCGCACACTTACTGAAGTTTCACTAGCAGATGGAGATGTTTCAGTGGTTACATACCCTGCCTACCCAACAACAAGTGTTGAGGCACGCGAAGCACTACGCAAAGCAATTGATGCAGTTAAAGAAGGCCGTGAAGTAACAGGCGAATCTTTGATTGTTCTAAATTCTATCTTTGAAGATTTGAGCGAAGGCCACGATTACATTATGAAGGCCGTTGAGATGATGGCAATGCTTACAGGTGCCGAAGGTGAAATTGAAGAAGAATCCCGCGAGCAGGTAGGCGATTATGTTGAATGGGATTCAAGCGGTGGAACTGCTAAGGGTCGCATTGAACACATCATGGAAGAAGGCGTGTTAGGTATTCCAGGAACAGAATTTAGCATCACAGCCGAAGAGGGCGATCCTGCCGTTTTGATTCGTGTCTATGAAGAATTCCGTGATGGCTACCGACCAACAGAAACTTTAGTTGGTCACAAAATGTCAGAGTTGCGTTTGATTGATGCGCTACCTGAAGCAACTGAAGAAGAAGGCCGCAAGATTTCACTGCGCCTTGCTCAAGCAATTATCAACAACACAAAATAAGTTTCTGCTGCACAAGTAGCAGATCGAAGTCGGAGCAAATCCCACACCTTCGGGCCGTGGAGAGCATTGCCACCACCTCAAACAATTACAACACTCATTGGAGAATAATGTCAAAGTCATACCTTGATGTAGCTCTTGAGCGCCGTGATGCAGTTAAGGCAGAAATGGATGCAGTTCTTGAGGCAGTAGCCGCGGAATCACGCACCGACCTTACTGCAGAGGAAACCGAAAAGGTTGATGCTCTCGTTACAGAGTCACGCGCACTAGATGCAAAGATCGAAAAGTTCGCAACACAGGCAGCAGCAGATGTAAAGGTTGCAGAAATGCGCTCATCAGTTGCAGCAGTAATCACACCTCGCGTTGGTGGCACATCAATCACACGCGAAGCACGCACATACACACCTGAAGCAACTGTTTCATTCGTAAAGGATGTTTTCAATGCTCAGGTTCGTGGTGACTACTCAGCACAAGAGCGCCTTGCTCGCCACACAAAGGAAGAATCAATTGAGCGCCGCGATGTTGATACATCAAACTTTGCTGGATTAGTTGTTCCACAATACTTAGTTGAACTCGCTGCACCATTTGCACGCGCAGGCCGACCAACTGCAGATT